GTTGGTGTGCTTCCGCTTGGCTTTAAAGACAAAGTCAAAGTCTGAGTGTAAGCAGTTGTGCCGTTATCTCTTGACGTTGCTCCGCTAATTTCCAAAGTGCTTAACCCTTTCAATTCGAAAAAGTAAGCCGTGCTTTTTACGGGTGTAGGTGATGCCCCGTTATTGATTGATAGCACCAAACCACTTGCATCCTTTGACACAACGTCACCAAATGCGTATGGTACTAAAAATACTCCTCTTAAACCTCCCGCAAATTCCTTGCAAGGTTCGTAACGATTTGCTAATGTATTACAAGCCATATTTTTGTTTTATTAAAAAAGGGAGGGGCAATCCCCTCCCCCTTTGTTAAATTTATCTATAAAGACTAATTAAGCAATGTTAAGAATTACTTGTTGAGTCGGGTTTGTCGCAAGGATACCGCCCGTAAAACGCATAATCACACGCACGTTTTGTGAACCATCGATATCGCTCATATCAATCAACTTAACTTCGTTGGTGTCGCTCAATAAGCCCGTTCCAAAGTGTAAGTCAGATTTCAAACCTAACACACAATCGAAGTCATTTAAGCCTGGACACATATGAACGGGGATACCGTTGAAATTCATTGGTTTTTCACCTACAAAGAATTGGAAGTTGAAGTTACCAACGGCCAATGCTGCTTGGTAAGCCTTCATTGTGCTTGGTCCAACGTAGTAAGCGAAACCTTCTTTGCCATACAATGCAGCGGGGGAAGCCGCCAACATTGCTTGTAAACGAGCAACCACGTTTGTTTGGTCAGTTGCACCCGTACCCGTTACGGAAATGGCTGAATTGTCAGCAAGGAAACCGAACATACCATCTTGGCCCGCAGTAATTGCAGAATCATAGAAAAGGTTTGATTTCCAAATACCCAATTCAATAGATTGAGATACCTCAGCGGCTACTTGAGCCAACAAGAACTCTTCAAAAGAAGCGGGCAATTTTTCGTATGCGCTGAATCCCGCCTGAGCCGCTTCCCAAGTAGTGCGTAAGTTGTTCTTACACAATTGTAAGTTAACTTGCTTCTCGGTGGTAGTCAAAACGTATTCGCCCAAAGTCACTGAACTGCCATCGGTAAAATCGCAAGTTGCATCGGCAACAACGATTGAATTCTGCCAGTTACGGATTACTTGCTTAAAAGCAACATTCGGGTGTACGGTGATTAAATCTTTTGCCAAAGTTTCGCCTGAAAGCAAAGCGGCTGCGATGTACTTGTTACCAAAATTACCCGCATATGTATTTGGGGAAATGGTTGGCCCTGATAAATTAATTTTTCTATTGTTCATTTTAGTGGTTTTTTTAAAATAAGGAATTAAAAACTCGGTCTTGAATGGTCTCGTTGCGCTTTGCACCAATCTTAAATTGGAAATCTCTTTTAACTTCCGCATCAGGATTAAATTTGGTATGCTCGGCGGGGGTTTCGTTTAATTGGCGTTTTAACTCTTCGTTTTCTGCGGAAAGTTGAACATTAACGGCCTCCAAATCTTTGTTGGTTTTTTCGATTGCTGACAAACGGGCATCAAATTTGTTAAAATAAGATTCCTCCATTTCGGTTTTGGTTTTGATAATTTTCTTAGGCATCTTAGCCTCCATTTTATCTTTGCCCATCATATCCTCTTCTTCTTTTTCCACCATATCTTTGGCTTCAACTTCTTCGATTTCCTCGGCTCCTTCGGTTTCAACCTCAACGATAACGCCTTGTTCGTCGACCTTAATTTTCAAACCCTCTTCGAGAATGTACTCACCCATTGGCACGGGGATGTTGCCTTCCTCGGTTACTACGAATACGGCGTTGCCGATTTCAAACGCCTCCGCTTCCATTATTGCTTGACCATCTGCGGTCTTGATTTGTGCCAATTCCACCTTTACGGCTTCCTCGGTTTCCTTGCCCATTACGATATCGTAAACACGGGAAAGGATTTCTTTTGGATTGTTCATATTTATTAAATTAACGATTGGTTTTTTTATTGTTCGATATTTGAAAGCAACTCTTTTAACTTGGCCAATATGACCTCGTCTTTTGACATTTTAGCCATTTCGGTGGATTTGTCCGCAAAGAAGCCTTCAATTGAAAATCCTTTAACCCTTCCAGTTTTAACGTATTCATTCCAAATTTCATCGTTATCGACTTTCATAGCAACGTACCAAGTACCGACCACGTCGTTTAAACCATAGGCCGCCGATTTGTCCTTTTCCATATCCACCTTAATCCACGATTCAACCAAAGTTAAACCCGCCAAATTAATTTGGTGTTCCAAGGTCGCTTTGGCTTGATTGCCACGTTTCAAATAAAGTTGTGAAGCCTTTTCGATTGTGGCCTTGGAAAAGTAAACGTAGAACTCCTCGCCATCCTGATTTCGGTAAATAGGCTTATTGGGAATTAAAGCGGGACCTAACAAAATCCGCTTTTCTAAATCCAAAGTTTTAAACTCAATCTTATGTCCGCTCAACGCTATAAAGTTGGATTCGATAGCGGGGCTTTCAACTATCGATATTGCATCGATGCCGTTGGCCAATTGCATATCATCTAAAACAAGTTCAACAATTCTCATTAGTTAATTAACGTTTAAAGTTTAGAGTGTTGCATTTTCCAAAATATGGCGGTCAAGGCTTTGTTGAGTGGTTACGTTTTGACCGACCACATAGGCACGGGTAGGTCGTTTCATTTGGGCATTCATCTCGGCTTGTAATTGTGATGTTTGCGACATTTGGCCTTGTATAATACCGACACTTGGTCCGCTTATGCTTGGCATTGATGGTGTAGAGCCTCCCGATTGATTTGGTATTTGAACTGCGCTAATGGTTCGCACGTTTGCCAAACCCGTTGCAATTATCGCCGCTGCGTTTATGTAACCTACTGGGCTACCCGCACCCGCTGCCAATGCTTTCGTGGCCCCCATATAGGTATCTATAACGGTGGATGCCAACGCCAATACTTTACCCGCTGCGGTTTGCTCACCCGCTATGGATGCCAAACTTTTTAACGCTCCACTTGTGGCCGACAACAACTCCATTTGAGCATCTGCCTCCGCTTGTTTTAATGCGATTAACGCATCCGATGCCGATTTTTCCGCATCCAATCTCGCTTGGCGTTCTGCTTCCTCGCGGTCCGCCATAAATTTGGCGTTGCTATTTGCGATTTCAGTTTTTTCAATTTCCAAAGCCAACCACTCTTGGAACGCTGCCTCTTCAGCGGCGGCCTCTTTTGCTAATCTATCCTCCAAAAACTTTGCATTGGATGCTTCGGTTTCTGCTTTTGCTACCTCTATGGCCAACCACGCTTGGAAATCCGATTCCCTTTTATCTGCCGCTGCTTTAAGTGCCTCCGCATATTGTTTTTGTCTTTCTATCGCTGCTTTGGCTCTATCTTCAACGGCTTTTGCTTCTTCCTTTTTTCTTGCTTCCTCTTCCGCATCTAATTTTTTTGCTTCACGATTGAACAAACGGCGTTTTGCGGCTAAGTCCGTTTCGGCATTTTGAACTTGAACAATCGCTTCACTTACTTTTTTTCTGCTTTGTTCGCTTACCCCGTTTAATTTTTGGTCAAGTCTTGCGGCCTCTAATCGTTGATTTGCATATTTTAATTCATCACTTGCTAAGGCGGTTTCTGATTTCCTAACCTCTTCGAGTGCATTTCTTCTATCGGCTAATGATGCGTTTGCATCTGATAACAATTCACGGGCTTGGGCTAATTGCTTGTTGTTTTTGGCACGGGATTCGTTTAGTTCTAATTCAACATCATCCAAATCTTGTTGCATTTTTACCAACTTACTCGCCTCGGTGGCGGTCGTGCCAAATAAACTGGCAACTGTTTCCAACGCATCCGCTAAACCCGTTACCAATACCGTAGCAAATTTGCTTATCACCTCAATTAATGGCCTAATAACGGCGGCAAAAATTCCCGTGATTCGCTCCACGGCATCCATCCCTTCCTCGGTTTTATCTAAGGAATTTTTTAATGCACTAAAAACACCGACTAAAACCGCAATAAGCGCACCAATAGGGTTAGCCATTAACGCTTTGAATGCAGTTCCTAAACCCTGAACACCCTGAACCGCCGAACCAACTGGACCTTTGATACCCGCTAAGGCTTCGCCTAATTGGCCAAGTTTACCTTTGCTATTGGTTGCGGTGTTTCCCGTGTCTTTGATTTTGGAATTTAGGTTGTCAACCTTTGCCCCACTTCCGTTATCGTCGATTTCAACGATGTATTTTATTTTTTCCGCCATCTGCGTAGTCTTTTAAATTGTAGTTTTAATTGATTCAAATTTGTTATGTACTTGTTCTCACCTTTGGCGATTTCCACCCGTTTGGATACCCCTCGCCATTCATCGGCTTGGACTAATTTTATTATTTCACCTATCATATTTTTTCCAATCTTAATTTGCAATAAACTACTTGAATAGTAACGGCGTGATTTTCTAAACAAGCAAACTTAACTTCGACAATTGAACCTTGGGTTAAATCAAAAACCTCGCTTATTGAGGCAGTAACGGCCCGTTTTTCTAAATCTGCGTATGCCGATGTTATTAACCCGTTTATGGTAATTGAATAAGCCACAATGTGATTACTTGGATAAACTACCGAAACCTCCGCCGTTACTTTATACCTCGCCGATGCGTTTATGGTCACGCTACCCGATGCGTTGGTAAAATAGTAAGTGTTACCCAAACTTTGAACCGTGTTTAAACCTACTTTAATATACGAATTATCGGTAGGGGTTACGATGGTCACGGGTGCATCATTAAACACAACCGCCACACTTCGGTCCTTTACTAACTCGTTAACGATATCCCGCACTTTTTGCATATTGGTTTGACCAAATGTTTTTTGCCCCAATACGGTTACACCCGTGCCACCACCAAATTGTGGTTTTGAATTGGTCACACCACGCCCAACGGCATCCCCGTTTAAAGTTGTGAGGCCATCGGTGTTCGTTGCTCCGTTAGTCCAACCCGTATTATTGCCCGTACTTGTGTAAGTCTGCACGTTTATATTTGGGTAACTAATTAGTACTAATTCGGCCCGTTCGTTTAAAATGTCGTATTGGATATTTTGGATTTTGTAAAGGTTACCAGATACTGAAATCGTGTCGTTCATTTCCAACTGCAACCATTCATTCACGGGTAAAACCGAACTAAAATAAACTATTCGGCTTTTGCTCGACATAACCCTACTTAGGTAACTGCGGAAAAATTCAACATACAAAGTATTGGTCGGGGCGTTGCCGCTAATGGTGGCCTCCATCCCGAACGCCAAACTATTCGTGGCCGATGTGGTTGGGAAATCTTGATACGATGAAATAAGCGGGTAACTGAATTGGTCTATGCCTTCCAATTGGTAGGTATCTACCGCAATGGTTCTGCGCTCAACAAAATACGCCAAATACAAATCCGCTTTCACTGGCTTAAAATCCCCATCTAATAAAACGGGTATTTGTAATTCGGTATCCCTTACAACAACATTTTTTAAGTCTTTTTCCCGAATAAGCGATGGCACCAATAAAGTAAACGGCGATTCTATTTCCAACGCCTCATCGGCAAAGTCCACTTCGGGCGATGCCTTTACGCTTCCGAATGCCTGATTGTTTACGCTCGTATATTGAACGTTTGCGATGTCCTCGGCTTCGGCGTGGCTCATTGTTATTTGCTTTGGGATAGGTACTTTTTCGTGCTTAATATCGACCATATCGATATAGCGTGTCCAATCCTTTTTAACCCCTAATGCGTAATAATCATCGATATTATGCAATGCAAATTCAGTTGCACCCACGGGAATTAAAACCGCATTAAAGGTCTTTAAAAACCCATTAATAAAATCAGACACTTTCATTGGTGGCATAACAACCTCAAAGTTTAAAGTGCTGCCATCGATACCAAAAGGAACTTCAATAATTTCTAACTGAATGGAATTATATGTTGAGGCTAATAAAAAATATAAAACTTTAAAGTCATCGCCTTTATTCAATTGGAATATTGGGGTTTCTACATAAACGCCCGTTGCAGTATAAGAAAAAACTTGATTTGTTGCGTTTGTTCCAATAGTTATATAATTAAAAGGACTTGCGGTAGCGTTAGTAATATTTATTGTCAATCTAAATTTATACTCGCCCGTAAATGGAACCGTGTAAACCCCCGTTGTTGAATTGTATAAACTTAAAGGGTCACTTGTAACGGTTGTAAAAATAACGGGTTGATTTTGAAAGGAACTCGATGGCGTTGAAATAGTTCCTCGGCTTACGTTTATTTTCGCATCTACGTTATTAGTATTTTGTACTGGCCCCGCCCCATTCATCGGGATGACAAAAAGGTCGGTGAAATTATCTCGGTCAAAAAGCGAACCGCTCAGCGTGTACCCTATATCAGCAAAACAAGCCTTTACCATTTCGGATAAAAGCAAAGCGGGTCGGAGGTCATTTATAGCCAAGCCACCTTGATACAAATTATTGTCGATTACGGGTACCTTACAATAACTCAAACCGATATGCCAATCGGCCACGGGGTAAAGCACCTTTCCACTTAGCAAAGTTCCGAACCACGAATCAATGACATTTGAATAATTGACCGTGTGATTGTAAGCGGTCCAGTTAACCATAGGCAAAGTTTTCTCGCCAAAATCCGCTATCGCCGTTTTGCCTTGCCCGTAAAAAATTAAATTGTATTGCCGTGGCAATCCGTTTTTATACTCCACCCCCGTTAGTTCAACGCACCCGTGGAAAATAGGTATTGAGTGAATGTAAATAATCGCATCTAATTTAACGTAAGCATTCCAACCGCTAAGAACCGAATTTTCGTCAAAGTAATTATCGAATATTGGGTCGTTTACGGATGTGCTTGGTATGTTGAATTGTTGGGTAAAATCGGTACGGGCTTGGGTGGTTAAAAAATCTTTTATAGCCCTTGTAAGTTGTATCGTTTCATCGCTGAACAAATCCACAACCTTACCATCAATAACAAGTGAAAATCTCATCGTACCACTTTATTTATTAAGGGTGAATTTACTTCCACGTTAATGGTATAGTCGATTAATTTATCGTTTGTTCTGGTCTTGAATCCAATGGATGCATCGGTAATGGTTGCGCTCTTAATTGCGCCATCTTGTAATAAAATATTATCGCTCAAATACATTTGTTGAACCGAATCGTTGTCATCTTCGGGAATGTAATTTGTATTTAAAGTATATTTTTCTTTGGCGTTTATCAGGTACGGCGTGTTTATTTGGTATCCGTAGGTCCAACGTGCGCTCATATCGGTTTGAGCAAACATCGCCCTTTGAAAAGTTTCACGGGTTACGTCTATTTGGGTTCGATGTAAGGCGTTAAATACATACGATTCGTAAACACCCCATCGGTTTAAAAAATGCAAAGGGATTAAGCCATATCTATTTTGACAAGGTCGTTCAATTGCAAAGGCAAATTGACTCGCTCCCGCAGTGACTAATAAGGTGGCATCGCCACTGACTCCCGCATTGGTGTAAAGTTGCACCAAGTCAACACCTTGTATCCTTGTTGCCGTTCCAGTAACCGTGTTCGGTGTAACCGCCGTAACGTCAATTTCTAATTCAGTAACCACACTGGCATCAAACCAAACGTAATACGATGGCGTACCGATTGGAATAATAAATTTAGTTTTTGAGGTAAGCAATCCCGTAGTAACCAAAGGGTCGTTAAAACCATCGGCCATATATGTGTACCCATTTGTGGCCAAAACTACATTGGAGGTAATTAAAGCGGTCACGTTACTACTTGAACCCGTGGTATAATAGCCCTGAACCTTAACGGCACAATTTACCGCACCTCCGTTAATGTTTACCTTATAACCCGAAGCCGTGAAAAAATCGTTAGTCAAATATTGCTGAACAATTTTATGGATATCGACAAACGCCCGACCACTTGCAAAAGTATCAGGCACCCGCTCAATTACTGCAATCGGTGAGGCGGGTATTGTTGTGGTTCCAGTCCATACAAATACCTCAACTTTATAATAAAAGTTTGTCGATGTGTAAAGGGCATCAAAGAATTGGTAAATTATAGGGCTATTTGCCCCAACTACTCCGCTTGGTTGTACGTTAAAATTCATCGGTTTGCTATTGTGTTGGTTATGTCTTGCCTAATGGCATCTTTAATTGGTTGGGTATATTTATCAAGTGTGTATCGCCGTGGCATTTTGACAAAGTCGAAAGGCTCAATACCAAAGTGTTTTATTTTTCGGTTCATCATAAAAAACATAGCCTTGCGATTTGCATCGGTGTTCTTTATAAATTGGCCACTCTTAGGGTCTTTCGGTCTAAGGTTACGCATTTTCCCCCATTCCCTTAGTGTGCTTGGGGGGATTCCTTTGCCACCTTTATTTTTCCCAAAGGGTTGTCGGCCGTTTATTAACATTTGGCCGTATGAATCAAACTCAATACCAAATTCTAAGCCATCGGCAATTGGTTGAATGCTTCGCACTAAGTTTCCCGAAGCAACATAATTTGCCCTTATCTTTTGCTTGGTTACGCTTGTGGGTTCCCACGACGAACCTACCTTTTTCCAACTGGCTCGGATAGCCGTGCGAGTATGCTTGGCTTGTAAAGTCAATTGGGCAGCCTTCGCCATAAAATTGGCGGCATCCTTTACAACGATAGCGGTTAATTTATACTTCATTGTAACAATCTATGACCGTTGGGGCTTTGCCTTCAATAGTTAGGGTAATGGTGTAACCCGCTAAAACATCCGCCTCGGCATCAATAAACGGGTTAAAAGTCAAAGGGTAAACGATATTTACATCCTCAGCATATTGAAGCCGCTTTTCCCTTACCTTCAAATTAAACAAGACGTATAATTCTTGTAAGACGTGAGCGTAATTGGTATTTTCAGTATAACCGATTTCAGAATAAAGAACAACGGGATTTAGTCCTTCGTTCTCGGTCTTCAGAAAATTAACAAGGTCCGCAATTATGATATTTACCGAATAGGTGGCGATTTGTTCTTGAACGGTTATATTGTTTATGGTGACGTGTTGCAATGGATATACGTTTACGGCCTTAAATGACTTTTCAGTCATATTCCCGTGGCTATAATTCCAACCTAACTCATCCGCAATCTCTTTTAGTATGGCGAATATTCCGCCTAAATTATCTTTACTCATCGTTTTTTATTAATAATTTGTCGCTCAAGTTCAGCCATATCGCTTTTGTAAGCACCCCACACGAAAGAGGTATGAATGGGAAGTTCACTAATTTGTCCAAATTTTGTAACATCTCCTCCAGTGAGTAGGTGTATGAACCCCATCCAACCCCATTTTTTTGAGAATTGGTTTTCATCAGCACTTCCTTCTTTTGCTCCAAAGATTTCAGGGTATAGGCTAATAAGTCGATTCCTAAACGCCAAAAAAAAAGCAGCGCACCGAACGCAACGTCACTCGGCATATCCTTAAACGCATCGTTTACTTCGCCTTTATACGGGGCGATAAGATAGCGTTTGCCTTGGCCTTCTTTTATGATAGGCCGATATAAAACGCTTAAAACTTTGTAAGTGTCCTTGGGTTCTTTTTGGTAGTTTTCTATATCAATAAATTCCCCCGTTGTGATGTCATCAATATTCGGAATAAATCCGTATTTAACGCCCTTGTGTTCGAATGTCGTTTGCAGTTCGGGGGTTTCGTTTAAGAATTTAGAGATATGCTCTACGGCTTTATTAAGGACCTTCAACGGCAAACGTGCCGTTTCACTATTGGTAAGCCCTAAAAAAATACTAACGGCTTTTATCCCCCGTTCCGTTTCCTCTTGATGGGGCAGTGAATTATATTCCACCATTTGATAAAGCGGCACTTCGCTCAGGTGGGTTGGTATCGTTATTTCCATACTTAAATAACGCCAATAAAAGCAAATGTTTTAACGCACGTCGTATTGACCAAAATTACGCTTAATCCCAATGGCTTCCATTTCGTGATATCTAAACGCATCAAGTGCGTGGTCCACCCCAATGGGTCGGTTCATAGTGTTGCCGCTTTTGTCCTTATCCCAAATGTATCCCCTTAGTTCTTTGATTAGGTCGGTGCTTCGCTTAGTAATAAAGTAGGCTTGTTCTTGCATAACCTGAATGCCATAATTTATCGAGTCCTTGCCTTTAGTCACCC